GTGGCGTGGCCGCGGGCGACGGTGCGGCCGGTGCCGGGGCTGGCGCCGGGCGAGAAGACCTGGTGTGTGAAGATCTGGCATCAGCCGGGAGTGCCGGTGCGGGTGTCCGGCCTGTGGGTGACGTTCAGCAGCAACGACCGTGAGGAAGCGTTCGAGTGGGCGCGGAGGACGGTGGCGGAGTTCCGGCAGGTAAAAGAGTTCGGCCGGTCCGGGTTCCTGGGGTGCCGCGAAAAGCCGTGGAGCCCGCAATGGTAGCCCAGCGCAGTAGTGCCAGCACGGTGCGTCAGGCTCCTGACCCGGTCCGTAAGTCCGAGAACTGGCAGGCCCAGGCGGCGTGCAAGAACTGGGATTTCAAGAAGCACGGTGACCCGTTCTTCCCGGTTGGTGCTGCGGACAGTGAAGCCGACCCGGCCCGGAAGATCTGCGCGGCCTGCCCGGTGCGGGCCGCTTGCCTGGATGCGGCCATGCAGCACACGGACTCGATCCGTCACGGCGTGTACGGCGGAACCACCGGCGATGAGCGGTGGTCGGAGTACCGGAGGCGCCAGCGGCATAAGCAGAAGATCAGAAAAATGCGCGAGAAGCGCCAAGCAGCTTAGGAAGGACGAACCATGACCACCACCCCAGTACCGGTAGCCGGCGCCAGAGCCGCCGATGCGTGGATTTTCCCGGAGGCCTCGCTGGAGGCCGAGTTCGGTGACCTGCTGCGCTTGTTGCGCCTGGTGCGCCCGGTTGGCCGCACGCCGTCGCCGATGAACCGGCGGGTAGTGCTGAGCTTCCAGGGTGACAAGTATTTGAGCGCCACCACCTGGGATTACGAGGTGCGCCGCCAGGTGCATGTCGGCACCCAGCAACCGTCGCCGATACACGGTTTCATCTTGCCGGCACGCCCCCTTGAGGACGCTGTCCGGCTGCTGGCCAAGGGCAAGCCGAAGACGGACAAGGTGAAGATCCAGCAGACCATGGTGATGGGTCTGCCGAAGGTCTTTGTTCAGGCTGACGGGTATTCCCTGGCACTGGGCATGAACTGCGTAAGCGCGGCCACGGCTGGCGCGTGGTTCGAGGAAATCGCCTTTCGCGAGGCTGAGGGGCAGGGCCGTGTGCAGGCCACTTGGGCCGCTGCCGACCTGCTGCGGTTGATGGGCAGCGTGAAGCACGCCATCGGCAAAGATGACACCACGCCTGTTCTCTGCGCCGCGCAGATCCTCTGGGATTCCGGGCGGCTGCGGATTCTGGCCACTGACCGCTACCGGCTGGCCCGCGCCACCCTTGGCCGCACCTCTACCGACAGCAAGACCAGCGGTCAGAAGTTTGAGCGGCTCCTGCCGTTGAAGGTGTGGAACCTGATCGCACCGATCATCAAGGACGAGGACGAGCTGCGCATCACCGCCTCAGATGACGACGGCCCGCTGCTGAGCATCACGGGCGAGAACTGCGCGATCGACGTCCTGTGCCACAACGGGACGTACCCGAAAATCAACGAGCTGTTCCATGGCCAAAGGGTGCACGCCAAGCTTTCCCGCAAGGAACTGCTGCGCGCCACCACCATCCTGCAGGGCATGGCCGAACCCAGAACACCCATCGTGTTGCACCGGGTCGAGGGTGGGATGCAGGCCGCCAGCGAGGGATACGACGGCGACCGCAGCAAGTCCCCGGTGATGCAGGTCAGCGGCCACGAGTTCATTGGCACCGCGCTCAATCCCCATTTCTTGCAGGAGACCCTGGCCGCGCTGCCCGGTGAACAGGTGCGGATCTCGTGGCTCGTGGAGCGCGGCCCCACGAAGCCGGTCATGCTCACGAACGGGGACGCCCCGCTGGATGAGCAGGAGACCGAGTACCTGGTCATGCCGGTCCGGATGCCGGCGGATCCCGTGGAGAAGTGCTCTTAGAACCTTGTACCCCAGAAAACAAACTCAAAGCTTTGTAAAGGAGGAGTAAAGATGTTCCCAAGCATCCAGAACCCGGCGGGCCTCGTTGAGCATAACGGTTTCGGGCTGGTGGTGTCCTCGGTGACCGTTGCTGAGGGCACCGGAAACCAGCACAAGAGCGTCATCCGCCTGATCCGTGATAACCGCACCGATTTCGAGGACTTCGGAAGGGTGCGTTTTGAAAACGCACCCTTGCAAACCGCCGGCGGCGTCCAGCAGCGTGAGGTGGCGCAGCTGAACGAACAGCAGGCCACTCTGCTCATGACGTACCTGCGCAACAGCGATCAGGTTCGTGCCTTCAAGAAGGCGTTGGTGAAGGCGTTCTATGAGATGGCGCAGCAACTGGCGAAGCCGGCCCAGGCGGAGATGTCCCGCATGGAGATCCTGCAGCTGGCCATGCAGGCCGAGCAGGAGCGCGCCGCACTGGCCGCGAAGGTGGAGCAGGACGCGCCGAAGGTCGAATATGTGAACACGTTCGTCGCTGATGAAGACCTGGTCACGGTCCGCACGATCGCTTCGGGCTTGAACATTGGCGAGGCTGAGCTGCGCGAACTGCTCGTGGCTAAGAAGTGGATCTACCGCCAGACCGCTACCCGCTGGTCGAACAAGGCCAACGGCCTGGTGAGCATTCACCGGTACAGCGCGTTCGCGGACAAGAAGCCCTATTTCCAGGCCGTGATGAATCACGAGGCCCCACGGTTCAAGGGCGAAGTCATGCACACCCTGAAAGTCACCCCGGCCGCGCCGCAGCAATCGCACGCCTGGTCACGGGCTTGAGAAAGGCAAGAGCAATCATGAGCGAAATGGAGTCAGCCTGATGAGCACCCAGCAGGCCTCGGCCGAGTGCCGGGAGAACAAGCACCCGTACTGCCAGGGCAAGGCGTGGGACGCGGCCGCGGATGAGCTGGCCAGCTGCCTGTGTGACTGCCATGTGGGCGAGGAATCGCAGGTGCAGCCACCCCACGTGACGGTCTACGTGAAGACCGGCCACTGCAATCAGTGCGATAACACGCTGCGGAAGCTGAAGGCCATGGGTGTCGCTTTCCAGGTGAAGACCGTGGACCCGGAGCAGGACCGCGCCTACGTGGACGAACTGCGGTTCCTCGCCAAGCAGCTGGGCGTGGCCCCCAGCATGCCGTACGTGGAGGTCGTGGCCGCAACCCCGGACGAGTCCACGTCCTGGTTCGGGTTCCGTCCCGACAAGTTGGAAGTACTGAAGAAAGAAGCAGCAGCATGAGCAACACCGAGAACATCAGCGTCATCAATCTGGGTGAGGACGGTGACCAGTGGATGGTCACGGGCACCTCGGACGCGCACAGCGCCGACGAAGCAGTGCGCAATTGGTTCGAGCGCGAGACCGGGGAAACCTTGGAAGCCAGTTTCCTCGCCGATGACCTGATCGAGCTGAACATCGAGTACCGCACGGACTGGTGCTGGCTGGCGGGTGGAACCGAACCCCACGGGGAAGAGGACCGGCTCGTCATTGGCTCGGCCTGGGGCAAGTGCTTCGCCGGATTCGTGGTGCAGGCATGAGCATCTTCACCCTGATCGCACTGTTCATCATCGTCTGGTTCCTGGCCGCTCTCGGCCTGGCCTTCCTGCTTGGCCGCTACTTCAAGCAGCTGAAGCGGAAGATCGACGATCTGCACTCCCTGCAGCAGACCACGCGCTCTGAGCTGCAGGGCCGAACCCAGTACAACATCTTCGAGCAAGGAGGCCGACCATGACTGATCGTCTCAACCCGGAAGCGCTCGAAGCGGCGTGCGCTGGCTTCTATAACGACCCTATGGGCCTGACCAACTGGCAAAGGTTGTGCTCCGCAGACCCGGCCCTCGCTGACAAATACCGGGCCGGGATGAATGCCGCCGTGACCGCTTACCTGGCCGCCTTGCCTGCGCCCCGCCCCGTCACCAATCCGCTGACCGTCCCGCACCGAATCACAACCGGTGCTGTGTCGGATGTAGGCAACATGGGGGTGCCAACACCCGACACAGTGCCCCGCACCATCACCACCGTGGAGGGGCTGGAAGCGCTGCCGGAGGGGACAATCCTTAGGGACTATGCCGGTCTCGCATTGCATAAGCGCCCCACCGGCACCTGGTGGTGCACCAATGGGACGACAGGGCTCACCGACGTCGACCTGGCCGACGAAATCGAGGGCACCAAGTTCTGGTACACGGTCCTCTGGGTGCCCCCGGAAGGCGGCGGGACCACCATCCTGGCACTACTCAACGAGCATCGACAGCGTCATAGTATCCGTGACGGGAGGACGCACTGCGCTTGTGGGTGGAAGAGCGGCCCGCGCGTTATGGGAGCAAAACCTCACAGCGCCTCTAGCGTTATGGAGCCAGATTCCTACGGCGCACACTTGGCCGGGTTGTTAGAAGCCCACCAGCACGAGCGGGAAGCTAAGGCGAAAGCTGAAGCGCTCGAAGAAGCGGCGAGTGACAGCCATATGGGCCTGTGGTGCACGGATGGAACGCTTCTGGCATTGCATCATGGCTTCGTGCCCGTGCCGAGCAGATCCGCGAGACCTCGTGATGCCTGTTCATCTGTTCCTGGCGCTCCATGCGCTGCATTGGCTTCATTCCTGGCTCTAGAAAGGCCAACACCATGACCCAGAATCTCAGGGCGTTGAGAACCGCCCGCACGATCGCTAAGGCCGCGGACTACGCGCACAGGCGGCCAGAGCGGAGAACACCGGCCAGCCCCGCCTTGCACGCCTTTACCGTCAGGCAGCAGGCCGCGAGATGACCGAGGCCCTGCAGCAGATCCGCAAGGGCAGGATCAACCACAACCCGTTGCGAGCTTTCCACTACCTTGCGCAGGACATGGAGCAAGCTGCCAAGACAGCGTTCGGTCCCTTTGTCGCGGCCATGAAGGCATTACAGGGGCAGCTGGGCAACGCCGCAAACACGAAAAGTTACTACCGCAAAGGCGACTACGCGTTGGCCGGCCCCGCCGGGTGGTTGCGGAGTCCGCGCCTTCCCGCAGTGGAGGTGCTTGCTACTGGGGCGGTGCGTCGGGCAAAAGTCCGATTCACCTGTTTGATGTGGTCTCCCTGTCTGGGACGCCGACGCGAATCATTTACTTGGAGGACAGATGATCAGGCTTTACCGGGCCGCCTGCGAGTTCCTGGAAGCGTTCGCTGAGAACTTGCGTAGCGAGCAGGAGCCGGGCCGGGAGGGGCGACCTCGCTCGTTGAGAATGCAGGACAGTACGAGCCCAACGAAACTCACCGGCACTTTCGTGAACCGGAGTGGGAAGACCGCACAAGAATCGGATTTAGGAGCACCAAATGAACCTCACCGCACAACAACTCAACGGCACGCACCTCGGAAGAATCGTGACCGTACACCACCACCAGGGAACCTACACGGGAGAACTCGACCGCGTGGAACACCACCGCGAAACCGAAAGCATTGGCCACTACCAGACAGCCACCGACAAGTGGGTGACCCTGTGCGTCGGAGTAGCCGAAATAGGACACGTGCCCATCAACACCCCAATCACCATGCAGGCTCCTGTCGAACAGGCATCCGGATAGAGACTGCGCTCGCCGTGGTGGCGGGGTGGCGATGAATTGTTGGGATCGATAGATCGGAAAATGAATGTCCTGGTTGAAGCAGTCGGATGCGGCGGCGAATCATCCGCTGGTGCTGCGCATCTTGGAGATGGAGGACTACGATGACCGCCTGCTCAATGAGGTGTATGGGTGGATCAATCGGTGCGCTACCCAGTCAGCCGCCCACGATATGGACTACATCGTAGAGATCGGCACGGCCCGGAGCCTGGCTGGGTCCAGGTATGAGCCGCTGAAAGCCGCGGCCCTGCATTGCGGGATTTTCTTTGAGAAGGAGATCCAGGAAGATCTCAAGGACGACGAGGGCAACGTGCTGGGCACGCGCCCCCGCCGTGTATTGAAGCTTGTGGAGGAAAAGGACCTCTTCCACATGATTCTGAAGTCGGAGAAGGAGTGGGAGCAGCAGCGCCAGTACGACAATCGGAACCCGGAGCGTTCCGGCCCTGTCCGGCTGCGTGACGGGGACGAGTGCCGTTGGTGCGGCAGGCTCACCCGGTGGGATGCTGACCGAAAGTCCGGGCGGATGGGGACCATTGATCATTTGAAGCCCGGGGATAAGAATTCGACGACGAAGGATCGGGTTGTGGCGTGTAAGAGCTGCAACTCGGCTAGACAGGAAGGTGATAACTGGGACAAGAAGCTCAGACCAGTGCCAACGAATCCGTACTATGGTGCGGATACCGCGAAATGGTTGTTCGAGAAGTGTGGCCATCGAGTCACACCGACTGAGCAGCGCAAGGAAACCAAGACTCCCGCCCCGCTTCCGGCGGCAGACGAGCCCCAGGCTGTTGAACCTCCCACAAGCGTTGAGGATCCGGCCAAGGAAGGCGCTACGGCTCATCCCGGCGCCGCCCCGTCGCCCGCTACGGCACAAGCAGCGCCGGTCGAGTCCCCTGGAGCTACGGCCACACCGGCCCAGGGCATCAGATCCCACTCGGATCTGACAGCGTTTCCCACCATCGAATCATTCGATGACGAGCCCCAGGCTGTTGAACCTCCCAAATGCGTTGAGGCTCCAGCTGCACGCCGCGCCACGGCACCCGCCGGAGCGCCGAGCGAGGGCACGAACGGCAAGACGCCGGCGAACAGGCATTCATCAGGAGATCCCGAACCAGGGCAGGCTACGGCACCTACCGGCCGCCCCGGCGAACGGTCGAACTCCGGGCAGGATCAAACGCCGATCAAACGCCGATCAAATGAAAACCAACTGAAAACCCGTAATGACAGCTATGGCAGATCTGGGTTTGCCGGGTCGGGTCGGGACGGGACGGGCCGGGCTGGGTCTCGCGATCCTGAGGCTGGGAGTACTTCTGGTGTTCCTCGTCCTGCTGGGCCTGGCCGTAAGCGCAGACGGAATAGACCTAGGAAGAGATGACTGTGAAAACCAAGAAAGATGTTCATCCTGTTTTGCAGTGGGATGAGAGGACGTTCCAGAAGATGGTGGTCGATGCTGCCCGTCTACTGGGGTATCGGCAGATTTACCACACCCAAAATTCGAAGCGCAGCCAGCCTGGTTTCCCTGACCTGGTGCTGGTGAGTGCCGCCAGGAAGAGGACGCTGTTCGTGGAGCTGAAGACGATGACGGGGAAGGTGAGTCCGCATCAGGAGGAATGGATCGCTGCGTTGCGTGAAGCTGGCCAGGAGGCGGTGATCCTGCGCCCTTCGGATTGGAGGAGCCGCCGGGTGCACGCACTCTTGTCGGGTGAGGAGGTGCTCTGTGCCTGAGTGCAGTAATGAGCCTGGCTGCGGTTGCTGGGGACATGTGCAGGAGTTGTATGCGGCGGGTGCGGGGGTTGTTGATCCGTTCTTGTTCAAGCGGACGATGATCTGGCGGTTCCGGGATCAGTTGGTGTCGCAGACTCCGAAGATTGAGAAGACACAGGATGGCCCGAAGGTGGTGACGGTGCCGCCGCTGCTGTTGGAGTTGAAGCAGGAGGTGAAGCCTTCAGGTGAGCGGTCATCGGGGCGTTCGGGTAGTGGCCCGGGTGTTCCGATTGCTGCAGCTGCTTTGGATCTGTGGCAGGAGATCAGCCAGGGCATTCACGATCAGTGTTGGCTGGTGTTCGACCGTACTGGTGATCCGATCCCTGAGAAGGAAGCGGAGAAGCTCAGGTACTGGGTGGATGCGCTGGGCAATGATGAGCAGTGGATCAACGAGGCGTACCGGACGCTGGGCTACTGGGTGTCTGAGATTGAGCGGCTGTTCGATCCTCCGGTCGTGGTTGAGCTTGGCCGCGCTTGCCCTGCCTGTCACACGAATGAGGTGCGCGAGCAGGTGGACGGGGAGACTGTGGTCAACCGTGCGGTGATCGCCACGATCAGGCTGAGGCGTCACCCTCGGTACTGGTGGAGTGCAAGGGGTGCGGCGCCACGTGGCAGGGTGAGAGCATCCACGTGCTGGAGGAGCTGACCCGCCCACAGCAGCAGGAGTAGGACACGCGGGTGGCCAGTGTGACAGGAAGGGCGTGTTGCCTGTATCCTGAAACCACTTACCACTCGTGTATCCAAAAGCGAGTTGATACTAGTGAAGGGCCGGCCGTGATGGTTGGCCCTTCACTGCGTTAACGACCAGGTTGCGGAGGTGTCAGCGTGGCCACGTCGCGCACTGGCACCGCACGGTGGAAGAAGCTAGTGGCGTCTGCCAGATGGCTGGCCCAGCAGGCCGGGCAGGAGCGTTGCCCGTACTGCGGTGTGGTGTTGGATTACGTGACCTCGAAATTGCCCAACAGTGCTGAAGGGGATCACGTTGTTCCCCATGCGTCCGGTGGTGCTGATGTGATTGAGAACATCGAAATCATCTGTCGTCGATGCAATCAGTCAAAGGGAAATCGTCCTCAACCACGCACGATCGTGCACGCCGCGCCGCTTCGCAACAGCGGTCGCTGGTCCTGACAGTAGCCCCAGGGAGGATCCCCTCCCGCCCCTTGTTTCCTCGCACCACCGTGCATTGCGCCATATCCCCCCGGCTCCCTCTGACGCGGGGCTTTGCGAGAAAAGCGTAGCTGACTAGGGGTTTTACTAATTGTTTTGACAGGCTTAGTTTTCGTAGGGTTTTCGGCCCCGAAAAGGCCCAAACTTCCGCATGATTCCGGGGTTTTTCGCGTTACACGCGGTAGAATAGAAGCATGAGGATTTGCGAGAACTGCCCCAAGCGGCTGCCGGCATGGCGCCGGGCCGGGACGCGGTTCTGCTCTGGCCGCTGCCGGGTCTCCTCGCACCGCGCAGGAAAGAAGCTGCCCACCGATCTGCGGCACCGCGACAACTGGGTGCGCCACGACGAACGCAAACGCCCCCTGGGTGTATGCGGCCAGCTCGCCCGAGTCAACGAATCACGCGCCTGGGTCAGCCACCAGCGCGCTGTAGCGTCCACCGTGGGCGTCGGAGTCGGATTCGTCCTCGACGGCTCAGGCATCGGCGTCATAGACCTGGACGACGCGATCACGGATGACGGCAACCTTGCCCTCTGGGCCGCCGAAATACTCGCCGCCAACCGCGGCACCTACGTCGAACTCTCCCGATCAGGCCGTGGCCTGCACATCTGGGGATACCTCGACCACCAACCCGGCCGCCGCATCCGAGACGGCCGGAACATTGAGATCTACTCAACCGGCCGATACATCGCCATGGGCAAGCCCTACCGAGGATCAGGCTCGAAACTCAAACCACTACGCACCCCCGCCTAGCCAGCAGCACCACTTGCCGCGCTCGCCGAGGGTAGGAGGAAAGCATGGTTGCTCGCATGATCGGGTCTGCGTTGCAGATTTCTGGGGCATCGGCAGATTTCATTAGGGGGCTCAGGCGCACACGGGCGCATCTTCAGAAGCTTGTTCCAGCGCACTTTAGGGAGGGGCCGCTGCACGTCATTACCGGCGCTCGGCAGGAGGGGAAGACCTTCCTGGCCATTCAGTGGCTCACCGAGGCCCCGGAGGGTGTTGAGCGCGTTTTGGTGGTACCCAACAACGCGGTGGCCGACGAAGTTCGACGGAGAGCCGGCATGAGTCCTCATGACCCTCACGTGATCGGTGTTCGCGCTCTGCTGCGTCAGGGGCCGCGTAGCGGCGTCCAGTACGGCATCGACGAGAGCGTGGAAATACTGACCAGTCTGCTCGGGCTGCGGGAAACTCCGCACCTGATGACCGTGCTGCACGCTGAAGAGTGGCAAGGAGAGGGGCAGTGATGGCTACCAAGACTTCAGCCGCGGACGCTTGAGCAACGCGGTAACCTCGGCGGCGTTGGGGCAACGGGTGGCGTTGGTGATGCCGGGCCGCTTAAGTGCGCTGGAGGCGCTGCGCCTGATGATTGATGCGGCGTTGGATTTGAACGTCAGCAAAATTTGCGGTGCGCATGGGGATTACCGGATCGAGTTCTCTGGCAACGGTGTCCTGCGGGTGTGCGGCGATGTGAATGAGTGCCGGGGACGGTCGGCTGATCTTGTGTATGCGCACGACGCTTTGACGCTGCAGCAGATGGGCGTGGTGACTCCGATGATCGCCACCACGGCGGGCCAGATCGTGCGGTTCCAGTAAGCGGGGTGGGCGTGTGGGCGTGTTCGCGGAGCCTCCTGGACTGGGTGAGCGCGGTTCTAGCCTGTTCCGGGCCCTGATCAAGGGCGTGACTGATTACGGTCGCTACGCGCTGCTGGTGGAGGCTGCCCGCATGGCCGACCGGCTGGACGAGCTGGACAACATCATTCAGGGCAAGGGCGTGCTGAACCTGATGCAGTTCCGCGTACTCGACAAGGAAATTAACCCGGACCATGAAGAGCTGAACATCAACGTCGAAGTGAAGTTCCAGAACGTCCTGAGCGAAGCCCGACAGCAGCAGAACACGTTCCGGCAGATGATCACGGACTTGTCCCGGGGCGGTGAAGCTAAGACCGACGAGGCACCTGCGCCGGCAGCGGCAGCGGAAACGACGGTTGATGATGAGTTGGAGGCCGCCGGCGGGCTCGGGAGATGAGACGCTCCGGATAGTGACCTGAACGGGTGATGGCGTGCTTTATGGTTCCCAGATCCCCAGGTACAACACCACCCGGAGCCGGCAGGGTTCTTGGATGATCATGGTGAGGACGCTGTCTGGCTTGCCGCCAAGTACGGCCTGATCGCGGACCCTTGGCAGGAGACGGTCTGCAAGTCGTGGCTGCGCACTGGCGAGGATTCCCGCCGGGTCTGCGCGGTGGGCGGGGTGACGGTGGCCCGCCAGAACGGCAAGAACGGGTCTCTGGAGATCGTCCAGCTGTACGGGACGACGCGGCTGGGATTGAAGTTCCTGCATACCGCCCACGAGGTCAAGACCGCGCAGAAGGCGTTCGCTCGGCTCAAGCATTTCTTCGGTGAGAAGAAGGATGACCCGAACGCACTGTTCCCGGACTTGAACGCGAAGGTCAAGCTGGTCCGGAATGTCAACGGCCAGGAAGCGATCTTCTTGAAGAACGGCGGCTCGATTGAGTTTGTCGCCCGTTCGAAGAACTCGGGCCGTGGCTTCACCGCTGACGTGCTGGTGTTGGACGAGGCGCAGGACTTGGCTGAGGAGCAGCTGCAGGCGCTGCTGCCGGCTATCTCGGCCGCCCCGCAGGGTGACCCGCTGACGATCTACATGGGCACCCCGCCCTCGACCCAGGAACTGGCCAAGGGCAACGGCCTGCCGTTCCTGCGGGTGCGTAACAGCGCGCTGAAGGGCAACGAGAAGGCCGCCTGGGTGGAGTTCGGGGCGCCGGGGTTCGTGGAGGACATGACCCCGGAGGAGCTGCGCGTGTTCGTGCGGCAGAAGAAGCACCACGCCGCCGGGAACCCGGCCTATAACCGCCGCATCCTGCCTTCCACTGTGGAGGGTGAGCTGTCCCAGTTCTCCCCGGAGTCTTTCGCCCGTGAGCGGCTGAACATGTGGCCGAAGGCTTCGGAGCATGTTTCAGCGATCCCGATGGAACGCTGGACCCTGCTGGGCCAGCGGGAACCGGAAGCGGCCGAGGCAGACCGGTGGCAGACCGCGGCGTTTGGGGTGGACATGAACCTGGAACGCAGCAAGGTGTCGATCACCGTCTCGTCGTTCCCGCAGGATGTGGACAAGGTCATCTTGGAGATGGCGGCCTCCGCGGACTACGACGAAGAAGGCACACCGAAACTGGTCGCCTACCTGTGGAAGTACGCCCGCCGGGTGCACCCCATCGTGATCGACGGGGAGTCGCCTGCCCGGTCCCTGGTGCCGCACCTGCGCAAGAAAAAGATGAAGGTGTACGTCCTGGGCGGCGGTGAGGTTGTCGAAGCGTCCATGGCTTCTACGACGCCGCTATGCGGGACAAGACCATCGAGCACTTTTCAGAACCGCGCCTGGACAGTTCCCTGGCCGGCGTGGTGAAGAAGTCCGTCGACAAGGCCGGCCGACAGTTCAAGTTCGTGCCCTCAGACATGACCAGACCATTCCACCGTTCATGAGCGCCATGTGCGCCCACTACGGGGCAGTGAAATTCGCTCGCCGCCGCTCTGGTGCGGACGAGGAAGAGACCGAAGGCGCATTCGGGTAGGAGGTGCTAGATGATCCGTTCACTGACCGACACGGAAGCGGAACTGCACGGCAAGATGCAGGCCGAGATCGAGTCCCGGTACCGCCGGAACAAGCTGAAGCTTGACTACTACGACATGAAGCACCGCTTGGACTTCATTGGCTTCTCCATTCCCGATGACATGAAGGAACTCGAATCGGTGTTGGGGTGGGCTGAGAAGGCCACACGCACACCGGTGGACCGGATCAACCGGGTCGGGTTCACCTCAGCGAACAAGGACGGGATCATCCAGCAGCTCAACGAGCTCGACGATGAGGTGCGTCTGGAGTACTTCGAGGCGTTCGCCCGCCTCGCCGCCGCCATGATGTCCTGCTCGTTCATGTTCTTCAGCAAGGGCGACACGTCCAAAGCTGAACCGCCGGTCGTGATTTCGGTGCGGGACGCCACCGCAGGCACCGCCCAGGTGTGCTCCCGCACTGGCCGCACCACAGCCGCCCTGGAGGTCATCAACCGGGACAACCACCTGCTGTACCTTCCAGGCCTCACCCTGAACCTGGAACGTGCTGGAATGCGCTGGGTCGTTACCGACGAATACAAGACGATCCCGCACCGGGTGGCCTGCACCGTGTACCGATGGCGTCCAGAACTGCGCCGGCCGTTCGGGTACTCCCGGATCTCCCGCGCAGTCATGGGCCACATCGACCGAGCCTGCCGCACGATCCTCCGCCAAGAAGTCAACGCCGAGTTCTACTCATCCCCACGCGGCGTCCTGCTGGACGCACACCGTGGAGCGTTCTTCACGAACAAGGGCGAACGGATCGACCCGCTGCGCGCCATCGGAGCGATCTGGGGCGTGCCCGGCAAACGCGACAACGAGACCGGTGACTGGAAGGTCCCCAAGTTCGAACAACTCGCCCAGGCGAACTTCCAACCTCACACCGAGATGATGAAGTCCATCGCCATGAACTTCCACGCCGAAACGGACATCCCACTCGGCCAGCTCGGAGTCGTACAAGACAACCCATCCTCAGCCGACGCGATCCGCGCCGCAGAACACGGCCTCATCGCCCTCTGCCGCAAGGAAATCCGCCAGTTCACCTACACCTCCAAGGACGCCGCACTGAACGTCTTGGCGCTCGCCGAGGAGGCTACAACCGAGGGTGAGCTGACGAGCCTGGTGAAGGAGATCGCCAAGGTGCGCCCGAAGTTCGGGAATCCGGCGACTCCGACCCCGAGTTCTCAAGCGGATTCTGGTTCAAAGTTTGTGGGGTCCTTCCCGGACCTTCAGGACAGTGAGCTGGCGTTGGAGCAGTACGGCCTGGAGCCGGATGACGTGGAGCGGGCGTTGGCGCACATCAAAACCAAACGCAGCACCTCGGTGCTGCAGGCGGCCCTGGACAGTGCGGCCACCAGCCGGCCCCTGTGGCCTCGGAGGCGAAGCAGTTGCACCCGTTGGAGGAGCTGAAGCTGAAGGCCGAGACGTTGGGGCAGCTCCGGCGCGCGGGTGTCACCTCCGAGTCCGCGGCCGAGCAGGTGCAGCTGGAGGGGCTGAAGTTCATGCCTGGTGCGCCGGTGACGATTCGGGCTGACGAATCATGACGACCCGAGCGCAGATGCAACAGCTTCGGGACGCGAACCGGCAGATCGTGGAGTTGGTGTCAGGTGAGTTGCAGGCGATCTTCTACTCCCTGAACCTCAACAAGCCCGAGCTGGCGCGTGACGCGCTGCTGGAGCTGTTCCCGCTGCTGGTGGACAAGTACGGGCCGCTGGCTGCCCAGGTCGCTGTCGAGTGGTACCGCGAGGTGCTGCCAGGCACGAACCCGGTGGCCGCCTCCAGCGCTTACCCGCTGGAGGCGCTGCAGAAGAAGGTGCGGTACGCGGCCGGCGACCTGTTCACGGATGACCCGTACGGCACCCTGCGCAACCTGACCGGTGCGCTGGGCAAGTACGTGCGCCAGCCTGGCCGGGACACCATCCAAATCAACGCCATGCGCGACAAGGTCGGGTGGGCGCGAGTACCGAGAGGGCCCCGAACCTGCTCGTTCTGCCTGATGCTGGCCAGCCGCTCCGGCGCCTGGCTTTACAACACCAAGGAGAAGGCCTTGTCCCGCAAGTCGGACGGCGAGGAGTACCACGGCAACTGCAACTGTGAAGCAGTCCTGGTGCGCGACGCCGACGAGATGCCCGAGGGGTTCGATCACCAAGCGCGTACGTCGCCTACACGATCGCCCGAGAAGCAACCAAAGAAGCCAACCCCACCACCGCTGAGATCACCTATCAGATACGACGTCTGTTCCCGGAGATCGTCACCGATGGTGTGGTGGCACCACTGTGAAACCTCGGCCGGCACGACGCCGGCGAGGCAGTCCGCCGTGCGATGCGGCAACCCTACTCAAAGGAGATTCCCATGCGAACCAGCAACCCGGTACACCTGCCCCACTCGATGAACCTGCCCTACTACATGACCGCGACGGACATGCAGTGCGCACGCTTCGTCGAAGGCAACAACGGCGCCGGCGGCACCGGCACTGCGACCAGCACCGACTCGAACAGCGGCACAGGCAACAACGCAGCCACCAGCCCCGCCGGCGACGGCAACAACGGGGACGGCGACGAGGTGCTGGGCGAGCCCGGCAAGAAGGCCCTCGACTCCGAACGGGCCCGCGCCAAGAAGCTCGAAAAGCAGCTGGCCGAAGCCAACAAGAAAATCCAGGACGCCGAGGACGCGAAGCTCTCCGAACTGGACCGGGAAAAGAAGCGCGCAGCCGACGCGGAAACCCGCGCCGCCGCCCTCGAAAAAGAGAATCTCCGCTTCAAGGCGCTCGCCGGCAAGAACATCCCCGAAAAGTACCACTCGCTGGTGCAAGGGGAGACCGCCGACGAACTAGAAGCCTCAGCAGCCCTGGTCGCCGAACTCCACGGCTCCCATCAGGCCGGCAACACAGGCAACAACGGCGACGGCGGATCAGGAACGCCTTCGAAGCCAAAAGTAGACCCCATCCCCGGTTCCGGAACCGGGGACGGAGAAACCAACCCGAACTCGGTGGACGCTGGCAAAGCCCTGCACCAACAGCGCCACGGAAAGAAATAGGGAGAAACCCCAATGGACATCAACGTCACCCGCAAAACCTACGGCGCAGAAGACCAGTCCTGGCTCGGCTCCGCCCACGGCACCAACGCCACCCAGACAATCACCATCGACACCAGCGGCTTCACCAAGGCCACCCACTACCCGGGCGGCTACCTCAAGTCCGGCCTGCCGCTGATGAAGAAGGGCGACGGCACCTACACCCTCTGGGCCGCAGCCGAAGAGGAAACCCCCGAGAACGTCCTCGCGGGCTTCCTCTTCACCAGCACCCGCGTCCCCACCGGTGGCGGCAAGGTCGGCGCAGCCATCCTTGAGCACGGCCGGGTCAAACTGGACAAGCTCCCCGTCACCGTCACCCCAGAAGCCCAGGCAACCGCCAGCGGCCGCATCATCTTCGCCTAAGGAGGCACAACATGGCGCTCGAACTAGACGACCGCTACATCGGCGCAGCCGCACTCACCGGATACGTCCGCGCCGCGCTCGCCGAGGAAGAACAGAATCAGTTCGACCTACAACGATTCCTGCCTGATACCGAGGTGGATGACATTGAATACCGGGCGATGACCGGTGGCGGTGGCCTGGCCCGGGTGGCCAAGTTCCGCTCCTTCGACACTGAGTCGCCGATCGGTGCACGTCGGGGATTCTCCGACCTGTCCGGGCAGCTGCCCCCGATCTCGGAGAAGATCCGTCTCGGCGAGTACGACCGGTTGCAGTGGCGAAATGCTCCTGAAGCGATCCGGGACGCGATCTTGGACGACGGTGTGGAGCAGGCTCGGAAGATCCATGCGCGGGCAGAGGTTGGTCGTGGCCAGCTGCTGATGTCCGGCAAGGTCACCATCGAGGAGAACGGCCTAGTCTTGGAGGCTGACTTCGGCCGGAAGGCCGCGCACAGCCCGACCGCGGGGATCCTGTGGTCGCAGGAAGGCTCCAAACCTGTCGATGACCTGTTGGCTTGGCGCGACGTATACCGCGGCACCAACGGCATCCGCCCGGGGACCATGCTGGTCAGCTCCGCAATCGAAGCGGTGCTGTTGCGTCACCCGCAGATCCGGGCAATGACCCTCCCTGCCGGGGCCACCACCCAGATCGTGACTGTGGCCGCGCTGCAGGAGCTGTTCCGCGCATTGTCGCTGCCGGCCTACGAGGTGTACGAGGCGCAGGTCGCCGATGACAACGACGAGGCGTTCGACATCCTGGATCCGAACCACGTGCTGTTCCTGCCGCCGGCTGGCCGCAAGATCGGTGAGACGGTGTGGGGCGTGACTGCGGAGGCCATGGACGCCAACTACAAGATCGACCGCACCGAGCGTCCGGGCATCGTCGTGGGGTCCTACTCGGAAAACGATCCGGTGTCGCAGTGGACCAAGGCATCGGCGATCATGCTGCCGATCGCTCCGAACGTGAACCTGACCCTCGGGGCCAAGGTTCTCTAGACCATCCGTTTAGGAGGAAGGCCGGGCGCTTGTCTGGCCTTCCTTCCCATCTAAGGAGATGACGATGCCTGAATTTACTGGCGCGTACGCGTGCCATGATGCTGCCGGCAAGCTGCATCAGTTCCTGCCGGGTGAACCGGTGCCGGAGTGGCTGCGTGAGAGTGTGGGCAAGCACCTGCTCTCCGGGCCGTGGTCTGCCCGCCGCAAGTCTGCCGCGAAGCCGGATCCGAACAAGGATCCGGAGAAGGGGCAGCTGGAAGAGCCGCAGACCCGGGAGGAACCGCCGGCAGGCGATGCCCCCCAGGCCGAGGGTTCTGACGAGGACGGCAAGCAGGACGGGAACAGTCCGGACGGCGATCAGGATCTGAGCTTCACCGGTGACGGTGACGCGGGTTCTGACGCAGACGGGGAGCCGGCCAAGCCTGCCACCCGTTCCCGCGCCAAGACCGCCGCCAAGAAGTAGGCCGCCATGGCCGAGCCTTTGGCAAGTCTGGAGGCCTTCAAGGCGCACTGGCCACACCTGCCGCAGGAGGACATGACCGAGGCGGAGCAGAAGCTGAAGGAAGCGTCGCTCAAGGTGCGCAACCGGTTCAAGGACATCGACACCAGGATCGCTTCCGGTGACATTGATCGTGACATGGTCACGCTCGTTGTTTGCCGGATGGTGAAGCGGGCGATGGACGTGCCGGAAGACGTACCGGAGAACGCAACCCAGTTGAGTTTCGCATCCGGCCCGTTCAGCCACAACACGTCGTTCCGGAACACTGACGGGGCGATCTACCTGGGGCGTGAGGATCTTCGGGATCTCGCGCCCCAGGACGCTGAAGGCCAGTTCTTCAACATCATGCCGAGGTAAGGGGGGCGACCATGACGATAGTCAAGAAGTTCCCGAAGTCCTGGCGCATGGATGTGGTGGTGCTGCGGGGCGGTGGCCGCGACGAGATGAACAGGCCGAAGCCGGTGACAGAGATCCCGGTGAAGGATTGTTTGATCGCGCCGCGGGCCACCGCCGAACCACTGGACTGGTCCGATCTGACTTCCGATGACCATGTGCTATACCGCGACCCTGACCGTAATTTCAGCTTTCAGTCCACTGACCAGATCCGCACCCCGGACGGGGTGCTGTGGTCGGTGACTGGATCGCCGAAGGTATGGCCGCTGGGGGTCGAGGTTCCGCTGAAGAAGATGAATGATGGCTCTTTCAAATGTTCCCGGTACGGGCGGGAAATACCGCGCTGACCCGAACGGCTTGGCCGCGATCGGCCGGTCCCAGGACTTGGCCGACGCGTCGCTGGACGTAGCGCAGCGAGGTGCAGCCCTGGGCCGCAAGTACGACCCGGACGGCACCTACAGCGCCGAACCCCGGGGCGTGCGCGCTGGCTGGAACAACGAGTTCCGTGCTGGCGCCGCCGTGGTGCAGGACGAGCCCGGCTACCCTGCAGCGCGGCGCATGGTAATGGCCGACGTTCTGATCGCTATGGAGTCGCAGCGTGGATGATCTCGAATTCCCTGATGGGTGATGGCGGTCCTGGACCTGATCCGGGGCAAGGAGTTCGCCGGCCAGACGTTGAACGCCGGCAAGTACATGCCGACCGACAAGTACGGGCAGCTGGAGAAGGTGCCGTTCGCGCTGGTGGTCGGCGAGGGCGGCACCCCTGGCTACCTGGATCAGGTGGAACGCCTCCGCGTCGAGGTGTACGCGCCCTTCGACGATGCGCTGGAGATTGCAAGGCAATCAAAGAGCAGATCGTTGGGACGGACATCAACACTTCGGCCGGGTTCCTGGACAAGATCAAGGCGGACCAGGTTCCTACCGACGTGCCCTACGCCGGTGACCTGTCCAAGGCGACCCTGCTGCTGTCAATCACTTCGCGGCCGAAGGACTAGCCGCCCTACCAAGTATTCGCCTCTGGCCACCTTCGGGTGGCCATTCGCATTTAAGGAAGCAACCATGCCAACTTTTGACACCATCCGTACCGGGGCGGACAACCGTTCCCTGGTCCGCAAGATCCAGAAAGCGGTCGCATTCTTCCGGCCGAAGTCCGAGGAGGGGCTGCCGACCTCGCTCTATGAGGGTGGCAGCCTGGTCGATCTGAAGGCTGCCGGCTGGATTCCGCTCGGCCTGGTGAGCCCGGACGGGTACACCTTCGCCGGTGAGCGTGAAAACGCGACCGTGGACGCCCTCGGATATTCGACCTCGATCCGCTCCGACGTGACCAAGGTTCCCCGCACCATCGCCACCACCGCACTGGAAAGCGGGAAGAAGGCGGTCGAGGAACTCAAGCGCGGCGTGGACCTGACCAACGTGACTCAGGATCCCACCACCGGCGAGATCACCTACGACGAGGGCGCACTACCGGTGGACAAGGAATACGAGCTCATCGTGGTCGGCGCAGATGGCCCACCGGACGCCGAATGGATCATGGGCAAGGGCTACCCCTCGGTGAAGCTCGCAAACCTCGGAGACGAGGTCTGGGGCGGCGAAGACGCGGTGGCCTCCGAGATCACCCTGGACGTGTTCACCGACGACAAGACCGGCACCCCGGTCCGTCACTTCCTGGCCGGCACCGGCGCACTGAAGTACAAGGACATCCTCGGCTACACCCAGGCCGAGGCCGGCTAAACCGCAGCTCACACACAAGCTGGTGTGCGCCGTTGCCCCCGGAGCGGCGCACACCCTTTCACCCATCCGGGAAACCTGAAGGAGGCCCATCGTGGCAAAGCTCGAAAAGGGCGACCACACCGTGGAGACCAACATCCCCACGGAAATCACCCAGCTACAGCACCACGGTACAAGCTCGTGGAAACCGACACCACCACCAAGCCCGCAACCACCGGCGACGAAAAGCCGGCCGACACCGCGGACGACAAGGCCGACGACAAGAAGCCGGCCACCACCAAGGCCAGCAACAAGCCGGCCACCAAGACCGAAACCAAGAAGTAGAAAAGAATCCGGGGGACCCACAATGACTGACACACCAAAAATCGACCTGGTACTCACCGACCTCGAAAAAGAGATCGCCACACCAGAACCGTACATCGTCGTTCTACCCAAAACCGCCGCATCACCTTCAAAGACCCCTTCGGCTTCCGCGTCTCCGAACGCAAGGAAATCCTCGACCTGTACGACGCAGCCCAACGCGGACAAGCAGACGACCTGGAATTCCTCAAACGAATCCTCACCGAAGCGGACTACAAGAGATACGTAGACGCCGACCTGCCCATCCGCACCCACGCCGCCCTCGTCCAACGCGTCATGGCCCACTTCGAAGGAAACATGGGCGACGAGGGAAAAGGCAACGGCTAACCGGACTACTCACTAAATACCGGGCCCAAATCCGCGCAGACCTCCACGAGATCTACAACGTGGACCTAGCCCAATGGGTCACTGACGGGCGCTGGACAGCACTACTCGAACTCATCGACCAGCTCCCGTCCGCCTCCCGCTACTACGAAGCCATCTCACAGGACGACGAAACCGCCGAGATGCTCCTACAGCTCACCGAAGACAACGAAGATCCCAAAAACCAGGAACCCTGGTCACCACGAGTCGCCGAGTACAACCTCACCAACACACTCCTCGTCGCACTCATCAACGAGATCAAAACACTCCGACTCTCCGGACAAGCAGTAGCAGGCGCCAAACCCAAAAAAGAGAAACCCTTCCCAGCACCCCGCACCGCACTCGAACGAGCACGCGCTCGCCGTGAGGAGCAGGAGGCTAAGCGGATCGCGTTTATGTTCGGTTTTTCTGAAGCTGATTTCAACTAACCATTTTCTAGCGAGAGGGCCACCCCAGTTCCGGGGTGGCCCTCTTCTTTCATTAGGGGGTTCCCGTGCCTGTTGTCGGTGTAGCCGAGATCCTCGTTGTCCCGAGTTTCAAGGGAACCCAGTCGAAGATCGGCAAAGAATTTACCGGCATGTCCCAAAAGGAGGGCAAGAAGGCCGGCGGGTTCATGTCGAACGCCTTGAGCACCGCTGCGGGCATCGGTATAGCCAAGACCGGCGCGGTGCTGGCCAAGGGGCTGGGGGCAGCGTTCACGAAGGGGTTCAGTCGCCTGCAGGCTATCGAGCAGGCTAAGGCGAAACTGACCGGCCTGGGCCACTCGGCGCAGAACGTCGAACTGATCATGACCAACGCCAACGCCGCGGTGAAGGGCACCGCCTTCGGCCTTGGCGAGGCAGCTACCGTGGCGGCCAACGCTGTCGCCGCCGGTGTGAAGCCGGGCCAGGATCTGGAACGCACCCTGAAGCTTGTTTCGGATGCCTCCACAATTGCTGGCACCGACATGGCGTCCATGGGCGCAATCTTCAACAAGGCTGCCGCCTCGAACAAGGTGCAGATGGATGTCATCAACCAGCTGCACGATGCTGGCGTGCCTGCCTGCAGCTCATCGCCAACGAGCTGGGCGTCACCGCAGAGGAAGCTTCCAAGATGGCGTCCAAGGGTGAAGTGGACTTCGCGACCTTCCAGAACGCCATGGAGAAGGGTATGGGCGGCGCCGCCCAGGAGTCCGGCAAGACCCTGAAGGGCGCGTTCGACAACTCCATGGCCGCGATTGGCCGCTTCGGTGCCAACCTCATGGAGGGCGTCTACCCGCAGGTGCGCGAATTCTTCAACGGCTTCATCCAATTCATGCAGCCCCTGGAACAGCAAGCCAAGGTTGTAGGCGAAGCTGTGGGCAAATTCTTGGGCAAGGTCACCAAGGGAATCCAGGGCGTTTTCGAGATCCTTGTCCAGGGCAACTTCTCCGGTGTACTGCGTGAGACCTTCGGCATCGAAGAGGATCACCCGCTGGTGAAATTCCTGTTCAACGTCCGGGACATCATCGGTGAGGTCATCGGTGGGATCAAGGCGTTCGGTGCCGCATGGGTCTACAACGACGGGGAAATCACTTCCTCCGGCCTGCCCGGATTCATGGAACGCCTGGGCTACTACGCCCGGCAGACTTTCGACTTCCTGATGCAACACAAGGAAATCCTTGCCGCACTGACCGGCGCGATCATTGGATGGGTCGCGGTCATGAAGACCGTGGCGATCATCAAGCAGATCAAGGGCTGGATCACCGCAGCGACCGCCGCCCAGTGGGGCCTGAACGCTGCCATGCAGTTCTTCACCAAGACCAACATCATCGGGCTGATCGTCGCGGGAATCGCTGCACTGGTTGCCGCCTTCATCTACCTGTGGAAGAACAACGAGGGCTTCCGGAACTTCTTCATCGGAGCGTGGGAGGCGATCAAGGGCGCCGTCGGCGCTGCCGTCGAGTGGATCCGCGGGGCCCTGTCAAATATGGGCGAGTTCTTCTCGTCCATATGGCAGTGGGTCCAGCAGACCACCGACGCCGCGGTCTCGTGGATTGGTGGCGCGCTGTCAGGACTGGGCGAGTTCTTCTCGTCCGTGTGGCGGAGCATCAGCGATGCCGTAGGCGCCGGTGTCGAATTCATCCGGAACGCGGCCGGCAGCATTGCCGGGTTCTTCCGGGATACGGTCGCGCCTGCCTTCACGTGGCTGTACGAAAATATCGTGAAGCCGGTGTGGGAGGGCATCAAGCTCGCGATCACTATCGCGCTCACCCCGATTGTGGCCGCGGGCATGGCACTGGTGTGGTTCTACAAGAATGTCCTGGCCCCGGTATTCACCTGGCTCTACGAGAATGTGGTGAAGCGGGTCTGGTCGGGGATTCAGAAGATCATTGTTTTTGTGGTGCGCGCCGTCCAGGGGTACATCAACCTCTGGGTTTCGTTGTTCCGCAATGTCCTCGCCCCGGCGTTCCAGTGGATTCTGAACAACATTGTCATCCCGGTGATGAACGGTATCCGCGCCGGGATCGCTGGCATGTGGAATTTTGTGAAGAGCATCTTCGTGAAGATGGACCTGTTCATCAGGACTGTCCTCGCGTTGGCGTTCACGTGGCTCCGCGATTCGGTGATCACCCCGGTCTGGAACTGGATCAAGTCCACGATTTCGAATACGTGGAATGGGATCAAGCAGATTTTCTGGAATATCGTGAATTTCATTCGCGGCGTCCTATCTGCTGCGTTCACCTGGCTCCGGGATTCTGTAATCACCCCGGTCTGGAACGGGATCAAGTGGCTCACCTCCGCCTGGTGGAACGGGATCAAGCTGATTTTCAGCACCGCGATTTCGTTTGTCCGAAACAGCCTGGCGAAGGTCTTCACCTGGCTGCGTGATTCGGTGATCACTCCGGTGTGGAACGGCATCAAAAACGTCATCTCGTCCGTCTGGGACAAGGGCATCAAACCCGTGTTCGAGCGGCTCCGAGATTTCGTGATGGAGACCCTGCCGAACGCTTTCAAGAAGGGCGTCGATTTCATTGAGCAGGTCTGGAAGAAGGTCGCGAATGTAGCCCGTAAGCCGATCAACTTTGTCATCAGAACCGTCTACAACAACGGCCTGGTGAAGGCCTTCAACTCGGTCGCTGACGCGATCGGGCTGAAGGAGAGTTGGCGGTTGAAGGCTGCCGCGGAGATCCCCGAGTTCTACCGTGGCGGCTGGACGGGCCCGGGCGGCAAGTACGACGAGGCCGGCATTGTGCACGCGGACGAGTTCGTGGTCCGCAAGGAGTCGCAGCGCGACCTGCGCCGCAAGGCTCCCGGGTTCCTGGACGCGATCAACCGGTACGGCGCTGCAGCGCTCGGCTACGCGAATGGCGGCCTGGTGCGGCCGGTGCGTGGCGGCCGGATGACGTCCGGGTTCGGTTCCAGTCGCGGGCGCTACCCGCACGCTGGCCTGGACTTGGCGGTGCCGGTCGGCACCCCGGTGTTTGCGTCCATGGCAGGCACCGTGCTGCGGGCCGCATGGAACGCGATCACCGGCCGCACCGGCCTGGGCGTATTCCTTGGCCACGAAGGTGGCCGGAACACCTACTACGGGCACTTGTCGAAGCTGCTGGTCAAGGCCGGCGACACCGTGAGCAAGGGCCAGAAGATCGCACTGTCCGGCAACACCGGCAAATCTTCTGGGCCTCACCTGCACTGGGAGACCTGGACGGGCGGTAAGGCGGTCAACCCGGCCCCGTACCTGTCTGGGGCGCTGCTCCCGGCAGGGGCCGAGGGCGCGGACGGTGGCGGCGACTGGAACCCGTTGGCACCGATCCTGGCGTTGAAGGACTCCATGGTCGGGAAGTTCAAGGACGCCTTCGCCGGCGGGAACTTCTGGACCGAGATGGCAGGCGGGGCGGTCACGAAACTGATCACCGGGCCGGTCGATTGGATCAGGGAACAGTTCGCGAAGATCGGCGACTTCACGCGCGACTCGTGGGGCAACGTGAAGGACTTCTTCAACGGGCCTGACAGCGCGGTGCAGAAGGCCGTGCGTGGTGTCGCAGCCGGGTACGGCTGGGACTCGGGCCGCCACTGGAACGCCTTGTCGAAGATCATCAGCAAGGAATCCAGCTGGAACCCGAACGCCGCAAACCCGGCCAGCTCGGCGCGTGGCCTGTTCCAGAAGATGACCAGCCTTCACGGGCCCATCGAATCCACTCCTGAGGGTCAGGCGCAGTGGGGTTTGAACTACATCAAATCCCGCTACGGCGACCCGGAGAAGGCGTGGAAGTACTGGAAGAGCCACGGCAGCTACTCCGATGGTGGCTTGGTGAAGCCGATGCTGTTCGACCAGGGAGCGTCCTGCCTCCGGGGTTGAACACGCTGCTGAACGCGACCGGGAAACCGGAAGCGATTCTGAATCCTCGCCAGTGGGATGCGGCCATCAAGTCCATTGAGGTGGCCCGTCAGGTTGCTGACGGCAAGTCGGTCACCCAGTACAACTACCACGCAGGCGAGAGCGGCGGCTCGGCGAAGGACTTCTTCGACACCGCGGCCTTCGAGGAACGGAAACTGTCACGGACGGGGGGTCGTCGATGATCGATCGAGCCAGATGATCGCCCGTCTTGGCGGGATCGAGTTCGGTGGTCTGGGGGATCTCATCATCCAGGAGTTTGACCCGGGGGACACGGAGATCACCGTGAACGACGCGAACATCCCCATGGGTGACGGCGTCATGGTGGGTCGTGACTTCCTGGGCGGTAAGACCTGGGGGTTCACGTTGGCCACGAACCGGGCCGATGTGGAGGGGGCACGCCGCACAGCAGCTCAACTGGGCGCGGTGTGGCGTTCCCCCTCCATCCGGCGTACCCCGGGCGCTGTGGTGCCGTTGTCGTATCGGATCGGCTCGCAGTGGCGGCGCGTGTATGGCCGGCCTGGTCGGTGGGCTGACCCCGTCCCTGATGTGCGCGCCATGCGGGGCGTCATGGTGGTGGCCTGTGATTTCCGGGTGACTGATCCACGGCATTTCGCTGAGGACGAGTCAGTAGTCACTTTGACGGTGGTTCCGGAATCTACTGGTGGGCTGCGGTTCCCGGCGCGTGCCCCGTTCCGCTTCAACTCGCGGGGCGGGGAGCGCGTCGGCCTGGTGGACAACCAGGGTGACGCGGCCACCCCGCTGACCGTGACGTTCCACGGGCCGTGCCGTGACCCGAAGGTGATCGCGGCTGCGGGCTGGGAAATCGGGCTAGTGGGTTCTCTGGCTTATGACGTGTCGGTAACCGTGGACGCCCTGGCGAAGACGGTGACGCGATCGGACGGCGCGCAGGTGCCGGGGATGCTGACCCGCGCCACCGTGCTGTCGAAGGCGGAGCTTCCGGTGGGTCAGTCCGACATTACTTTCACCTGCGTGGACGAGACAGCAACCGCGAAGGCCGTGCTGTCTTACCGTCACGCCTACACAACCCTTTAGGAGATTCGCATGGGACAGGAACCGAAGAAGCAGCGGGAAACGTGGACCGATAAAGCTAAGTCCGGCCCAGTGTTTCAGGGCCGGGACTTGTTGCCTGGCGCTTGGGCTACCGGTGGCCCTGCTCGTCCTCTAGACGATTGACCCGACTTTCTAGTTCATGTATTGCGGCGTGGAAAGACGCTGAAATATCGGCAATCTTCCTTACGAGCAGCTGTGATTCGAGAGTAGCGGTGGGGCCGAGTTCAGCTTGAAGTTCGTTGAAGGTGTCTCGGATAGCGATTTCTAGATGGCCCGCGATTGGTGTGGGTCCGTAGATTTCGAATTTCCGTTGGTAATCAGCCATTTCTTCCCTTTGTTTTGGGCGCACGGTTGTGCGCTGGTTGGTGGAGCCTTCAGCTTATCGGCCGTGCGTCCGCTTACTACTTTTTGATTAGGAGGGCCATCGTGGCTTTGGAAAATGTGCCGTGGGCTGTGACTGGCGCTGAGGTTACTGCGGCTGTTGCCCGGCAGACATTGTTTGATGCAACCTCGGGCGCTGAAGGTGTTTCCAGTGTCGGGTCGATGAAGGTACAGGCGTTACAGACGCCTGGTCCGAAGGTGCGGATCGCGCCGGGCGGGGCGATCATAAATAACCGATACACGGGCGGTGCTGGGCAGTCGTACGCGGCACGAAACGCCACCCAGACCGAAATCCCAATAACCGCTACTGGTTCGGCTGGTGGACGCACTGACCTCGTGGTGCTGCGGATCCTTGACCCAGATTTCGAAGGGCAAGCGCCGGAGAACCCGGACGAGTTCAGCTACACCCGGATCGCTGTGGTTGAGGGGGTCCCGTCGAATACGAAGTCGGCCAGGGATTTGAATCTCCCTTACCCGGCAATCGCGTTGGCGCGGATCGCGTTGCCGAAGTCCACAGCCACTATCACTAGCGGGATGATCACGGATCTGCGGGAGGTTGCCCAGCCACGTCGTCATCCTGAGATGCGAACTCATGCGCTCGTTGGTGAGGAAACGTTCACGTTGCAAGTCGCTACCGCGTACCCGGATGGTGGCCAAACGTGGCCGCCGTCGACCGAAACCGCATGGGGCGAGATCCCGATCCCGTCGTGGGCTACCCGCGCAAAGATCGTCATGTGGTGGGGCGGCATTAGCGTCCCTGCCGGTGAGGCGTATGGCTTGCTTTGGGTGCAGGTGGGTGCCACAGCCAATCCTAAGAACGTGAAAACTCAGGCAGTCCGTTATGACTCGGCGAACGCTTCGAATCATTCCCGACAGGCGCACTTCGTGGCAGATGAGATTTCCATTCCAGCTGAGCTGCGCGGCACTTCCCAGAAGTTCTACCCGCGAGGGAACTGGAACGGCGGACATTCTGAGTCGCGGTGGGTGTTGGATTCGGCGTCGAACCTTCTGTTGCAGATCGAGTTCATGGAACAAGCTGACTAGTTGAAGGGTGGTGTCCCATGTGGCGTTTCGACCTCATCAGTTTGCCTGACCGGGGGTGGATTGACCGGGACGTGAAACTTAGTGGGGCTGAGGTTTCCGCACCGCTGTCGGCGCCTTGCAGCATCTCTGGAACATTGCCGACCGAGATCTCGAATTTGATGGGGTTTGATGGGCTGCCGAAGGTTCGGGAGTGGGGTTGCGGGGTTGTTGCTCAGTACGCTTCGCAGGCCCCGGTGTTCGCGATCGTGGACAAGATCGCGGCCGAAGGGCAGAAGCTGAGTATTGAGGCTGGCGGGTTCACCATGTACCCATCCGGGCAACCGTGGCTTGGTGAGGACTTCGCAGGTATTGAGGTGGACCCGCTGGACATGCTCCGCAAAATTTGGGCGCATCTTCAGTCTTATCCGGACGGCGATCTACGTGTGGCTGTTGATCCGCTGAAGTCGCCGGTTCGGGTGGGCGAGGAGGAGCGGACGGTGGAATTCACCACGGGTTCCGGCGAGGACGTGTCCTTTGAGACTGGCCCGTTCCGGCTGGCTTGGTGGGCAACGGATGACCTGGGCAAGGTGCAGTCCGATCTGGTGACTGATACCCCGTTCGAGTACCGGGAGCACAGCATGTGGGACGGGGAGGGTATCCGGCACCGACTGGAGTTGGGATACCCAACCTGGGGGTGCGCCGCAACGAGTTGCGGTTCGAGATTGGCGTGAACGTCAAGGTTGTCCCTTCGGTGGAGGGGCTGGACTATGCGTCCGAGGTGCTGCTCATGGGGCCGGTGAGGGCCGGGATAAGATCCGCGCCCACACGACCGCTAGGCGGGGCCGTCTGCGCCGTGTCCACGTGGATACCGATAGCAGTTTGCGGTCTAAGAAGTCCGCTGAAGCGGCGGCCCGCCCCATGCTCGAAACCTTGACTGGGCAGGCGGGTATTCAGGAGCTGGTGGTCGTTGACCACCCTAACGCCAGATACGGAAGCTACGAGCCCGGGGACGAGATCCAGGTGCTTGGGGACATGGGCTGGGTTCGCTCCGGAATGTGGGTGCGCATCCAAGAAATTACAGCTGACGTTGACAGCGGCGACATACGACTTCAGGTGGTGATGGTTTAGATGGCTCGGGTTCATGATCAGAATGTGCGGCGTATCGCCCAGGACATTGCCGCGATAAAGCGCGATGTGCGGGTGGTGAAGAACCGCAAGCCCGGTTTGGCATACTCGTCTATCGAGGACGGGGCGATCCGTGAGTACGACAAGGACGGTGTCCTGGTTTCCCAGACTGGGAAGCAGCCGGACGGCACCCACAACCATGTGGTGGTGAACGGACCGAAGCCTCCGAAGCCGGCCGGTTTGACTGCATCGGCTCAACCTGGCTTGATTGAGATCCGTTGGAACGGCAAGTTTGCTGGCGGCGTGGTCTCGCCCCTGGACTTGAAGCATGTGGCCGCGTACGTTGTGCCTCCGGTGAGTTCCTGGACTTGTCCGACCAGGCAGGTGTGATGACCGGTGAGCTCGGGGACAACATCCAGGTGCAGGCCAAACCGGGCGCTTACACCGTCTACCTGGTGGCTTGGTCGATGGCCGGCAAGTTCTCGGACGCTGCCGGACCCGCCCCGGTCCTAGTCACCGCTCCCGCGGACATGGACGTGATCCAGGGTGCGTTGGATGAGCTGGATGAGAAGTACGACGGAGTAATCACCGAAGCCGGGCAACTGGGTGGCCGCCTGGATCAGGCAGAGCAGGACCTGGTTGGCCATGACCAACGTTTGGGGGCCGCGGATCAGCGGATCTCTGACGCGTTCGCGGAGATCGGGCAGACGAACGCCAAAGCCCAGGGCGCAGTAGACGCCGCGGCTGCCGCTCAAGCGGACGCGGACACAGCAAAGTCTGATGCGGACGCTGCGAAGCAGGAGGCCCTGCAAGCGGCCGGGATCGCTAACGCCAAGGGTGAGGTGATCTACCAGGCAACCGCACCTACAGGCAGCCGCGCCAGCAAGTCGAATTTGTGGATTCGCACCAGCGACAATAAACCGCACACCTACGATGACGCCGCTGGAAAGTGGGTAGCCGTCACCGATCAAGCGGTGTTGGACGCGGCGCAGGCGGCAGCAACCGCCCAGTCGAAGGCTGACACGGCGGCGCAGGCCGCTGCGAACGCTCAGGCAGCAGCTGGCTCCGCTCAACAGACCGCTGAAGGTGCGCTGACGATGGCAGGGAGCCGCACCAGCGTCTTCTACTCCACGAAGGCCCCGTCCGGCCAAGGCGACCACGAAGGAGCGCTATGGCGGCAGTGGGACGAGAACAAGAACGTCATTGGCCGGTGGATCTGGGACGGTAGCTCCTGGATGAAGGACAAGCTGTCCTCGGATGTCATCGACAACCTGGATGTCGGCAAGCTAACAGTGGGATCAGGCGTGATCGCGGACCTGGTAGCCAAGCACATTGCCGGACAGACTGCCGCGTTCCAGCGGGCAGACATAAAGAACCTGTTCGTCACCACGGGCACCATGACCGAGGCCGTGATTAACAGACTCTTTACGGACGTGGTCATGTCCCGGAAGATCACAACTCAGATGCTCGCCATCGGAGATTTCAACAACTACGTAGCCACTGGCCTGGGTGTCAACAACGACTCCATGGACTGGGCTAGCGGGCTGACCCCGGACTTCGAAGACGTTCCAGCAGGCATCTCACATTCATTCAAATCGAGCGTGGGGCAGGGAACTAAGGCTCTACAGGCTCGAAGTTCGATGTGAATCCTGGAGAGGAGTTCGTATTTGAAGTTTGGATAAAGGCCGACAAGCCAGGGTCGCGAATTTTCGTTGAATTGCGGGACCAGAGTGGTGGCCATGGTGTCACAAGCACTCGTCTTGAAGAGGGGGATACCTTCTGGGGCAACGGTACTTACCCAGTGAACAATGCACCTGTACCCACGGTATGGACCGTTGGCGGGGGCGATGCATCCCTAAGCCGGGGTGCGGCAGCTGTATGTGGCGTCGATTTATTTCAACCATCCAAACGGGACAGAGAAAAACGCTCAGGTGTGGTTGGCGGGGCTGTCATTGAGGAAACGATTTGGCGGCGAAGTCGTGCTAGACGGTTCTATGAAGGCCCGTCATATCGACGTTGAGGACCTAGCGGCGAACGCTGGCTTCATTGCTGACCTCACGTCGAAGATCGTCAAGTCCGATGTTTTCCAGGGTAAGGAGTTCTTCGGTGGCAAGTTCATCGGCGCCTACTTCTGGACGAGCCCGCTTGATGGGGTCGGGCTGAAGCTGGATAACGAGGGGCTGCGTGCTTATGGGCCGGAGGGCGGTGAACCAGTTGTAGAGATCCGGCCCGATGGCGGCACCGCTGTCCAGGTATCTGACCCGGCCACGGGGGACGTGCTTGGTGGTATCGATTCGGAAGGTGGTGTCGCCGGCCAGTCGTTGAGTGTGGTTGAAGAAGCTCGCATTGATGGTGTGATCGTCTCTGGCGGTGATCCGCTCGTGGAGGGGCACAAGGGGGACGTGAACCTGGGCGAGTACGGCCCTGTGTTCAACGGGCGTTCCTTGCTTGGTGTGCACTTCATGAACTATATCGAGCAGCACCCGAACGTCACCGATAACTTCTCCTGGTTGACCGCCGTACCGTACGGGATGGTGTTGAACACGCAGAAAGCGGACCCGTCACTGACGTGGGACGCGGTGGGTGGTCAGCATCATTACAAAGTGCGTTTGGGTGGAACGATCGAGACGGTAGCGGGGCGGCTTTACCAGGTGAGTTATGGGACTCCGGCTATGCGTGCCACGGATGGCGGGTCCGGCAACCTTGGGGAAGCGTGCATTGTGCGCAGTAACGATGGCGGCTCGATCACGGCAGGAGGTGCGGAGGGCTACAAGATCCCTGCGTCGAAGGAGTTCATCTCCAATGCCGGGGAGTGGACGTCGGTGAACCGTACGGTGTTGTTGCGGTGCCCGGACGATATTCCGGCCGGGAAAATCATGCTGGGTATCGAGCTGTATGTGAATTCCGGAAGGAAGGCGTCGACGACCAGCTCATCAAGTGCTGCCATGTGGTCACTCTCGGTCCTGGACATGGGGTTGCACTACGGCCAGTACAACGGCACCACCCTGTACCTGGACAAGAAGGGCACGGAGCCGCCGCCACCACCGCCGGCACCGGAACCTGCGAAGCCGAAACGGTATACGGAAACCATTCCGGCATCTTGGTGGCAGGCGTACACCGGGGATAACTCCCAGGCGACGCATCCCACCTATTCCGGCAGGGCCGCACAGGGCCGGACACCGCACGCGCCGGGCAACGGTGTGATGCGTGGCCTGATCGGGTTCCCGTCCCAGGCTTCCTTGCTGTCGGGTGCGACGGTGAAGAAGATCGAGGTGTACGTGTACGCGGACAAGTGGCACGCCAGCGCCGGCGGTACAGCGGTGCTCGGCACACACGGGCACGGCTCTAAACCAGGCTCCTGGTCGTCCACGAGCAACGATGTGGCCCGCAAGAAGATGGGCCGCGGTTCTGGGCTGTGGATCACTCTGCCGTCCAGTGTGCATGCCGGGTTCAAGTCTGGGTCGCTTCGCGGTATCAGTTTCTACCCGCCTAGCGGTTCGACTTCCAGTGAGTACTACGGCCTCTTCACCGGTAAGAAGGCCAAGCTGCGCATCACCTACGAAAAATAAGCGCCACCAGTTAGGGGCAGAACGTACCTTCGTTCTGCCCCTAACTGGTGTGCCAAAACGAAGGAGGAGGAAGTGTCCGAAACAAATGAGCAGATTGAACCGGATGAGGTCATCGAATCGACCGACACCACCGAGCTGACCGAGGCGTTGGAACAAATCGAAGAGTCGGCGCCTGAACCGAGGAGCGAGTCCTTGTTCCTGGCTGCAGCCCGGGCCATGGATGACGAGACGATCAAATGGCGGATCCAGTCAGCTGTCCTGTTCCACGCCCAGGGCCTGCTGTCACAGGGTGGCAATAACAGCAACTACGCGATCCACGCGGTCATGAATCCGCACCAGCTGGACCCGACGATGATGGCGCTGGTGCTCGTGGATGAAGCGATAGCCAAGCAAGTCAAGGTCAGCGAGAACGGGGACCGGGTGGATACCACCGGCGTGCCAGATGAAACTATTCTCACCCGGGTGAAGCAGGCGTGGCCGCTGGTCGCTTTCAAGTACCCGAACAACCCGCTACAGGCCGGGTGAGCGTCGTGCCTACAAGGTTGGTGACGAAGATTTGGCTGTCGCTGCAGGAGCCGCGGAAGATCACGGCGATGCAGACGATGCTTTACCTGTTGGTCGCGTTCGCTGGGGTCGGGGTCCTGTTGTGGACTCCGACCAGCATTGAGGGCCGTATTGGTCTGGGTCTGACGATCATGTGGGGGTGGTTTGCCCTGCTGGGCGGTGTCCTTGGGGCTTGGGCGACGCCGGGCGGGAAGTGGTTTTTGGAGCGGGCCGCGATCTGGTTGTGCGGTACCGCGGTCTTGTTCTATCTGCTCATTGTGGGGTATTTGCAGGTCACGACGTCGGGTAACCGTCTGGTTCAGATGGCGTTTATCGCGATTGCTGGGGTGGCCCTTGGCATTCGGTTTGAACGGATCCGGGAGTTCGATTACGAGCCTGGCAAGTAGGAGCCAACGCCATGGATTGGCCGCAATACATTCTGTCGCTTATCGGCGCGCTCGGTGGCGGCCTGACGATCCGGGAGATCATCGGCGCGATCAGCCGGTCTCGCTCTGGCAAGACCCAGGCTGAGCGGGTAGAGAACAAGTCTCTGGTGGCCCGTACCCGGTATGCGGAGGACATGGCCGAGTATGAGCGCAGCTACCGCCGGCAGATCGAGGATCATGCCGCGAATGCCCGCCGTATTGCCAGGGAACGGGGAGCCACGATTGAAGAGCTGGGCCCGTGGCCTTTGCCTCCGGAGCCGCCGCCGCGGCCGAAGGATGACCCGGAGACCAGCACCATCTAAGACCGCTCGATATGGCGGTCTTTTTTCATGCCCAAAAGGAGGGCTCAACCTTGAAGATCAGGCAGCAGCTGGTCAAGAACAACAAGCAAACCTACGGCGGGGTGAACCCGCTTCATGGCGTGGTTGTGCATGAGACCGGGAACACCAGACGGGGCGCGAACGCTGCAGCGCACGCGAACCTGCAGACCAACGGGAACAGCCGGGACGCATCCTGGCATATCACCGTGGACGAGAAAGAAGCCGTCCAATCGTACGCCGATAACGAGCAGTGCTGGCACGCCGGGAACCGCGAAGCCAACACAACCCGCCTCGCCGTGGAGATCTGCGTCAACGAGGACGGCGACTACAACGCCGCGTTCCGCAACGCCGCCGAAGTGGTGCGCATGAAGCGCATCGAACACGGTTGGACCCGCGCCAACGTGGAGCAGCACTTTGACCATTCCGGGAAGGACTGCCCGTCCCGGATCCGAGCTGAGGGCCGCTGGGAAGAATTCCTAGACCTCACCGAACCAGAAGGAGATAAAACCATGAGCGTACGCACCCCGAGCGAGGCTATCGCCTGGTCCAAAACCCAGACCAAGGGCTATGTGGGCCTGTGCCTGGTATTCGTTCGTTCCTGCTTCAACATCGCAGTGAAGTACCCGAGCGCCGCGGCTGCCTGGGCGGCCGCGAAGAAGAAGCACCACACCAGCAGCACCGCGTACATCCCGGCGGGTGCCCCGGTGTTCTTCGACGTGCCAGGCAACAAGTACGATCACGTGGCCCTGTACCTGGGTGGTGGCCTGTTCCGCACCAACTACTCGGCGAAGGGCACCGTGATCACCGCGTCCCTGGACCACCCGGTGTTCAACACCATGCGCATGCTGGGCTGGACCGAGGACCTGAACGGGGTCACCATCCCGGGCTTGACCCAGACTGAGAGCGCCGCGAAGCCGACCGGCGGCAAGTACACCGGAAACTCCATCGTGGACTACCTGGCATCCGTTGGTAAGGATTCCAGTTTCGCGTCCCGCAAGAAGCTGGCCGACCAGTACGGCATCAAGGGGTACTCGGGCACCTCGGCTCAGAACACCGCCCTGCTCAACGCCATGCGCGGCGGCTCCAAGCCGGCGGCCAAGCCGAAGCCGTCCAAGAGCGTCGCCCAGATGGCTGATGAGGTGATCGCCGGCAAGCATGGTTCGGGGCACGCGAACCGCCGCAAGTCGCTGGGGATCAGCGCGGCCGAGTACGAAAGGTGCGCGCCGAGGTGAACCGCCGCGCCAGCGCCAAGGCCCCAGCCAAGGGCAAGTCCATCTCCCAGATGGCCACCGAGGTCATCCAGGGCAAGCATGGCAGCGGGCACGCGAACCGGCAGAAGTCCCTGGGCGTGAGCGCAGCGACCTACGCCAAGGTGCGCGCCGAAGTGAACAAGCGACTCTAGGAGGGTCCGACGATGATTGAATTCAACATTCCCCTGTTCCAGGTGTTCACGCTACTGGCCGCGGTGGTGTTCCCCCTGTTGGTTGGTCTGGTGACCAAGCGTGCCACCAATCCGGGCCGCAAGGCGGTGCTGCTGGCTGGCCTGTCTGTGCTGATCTCCCTGTGTACTGAGCTGGCCGCCGCGCTGGAGGCGGGAACCTCCTACAACCTTGGTATGGCGCTGCTGACGGGTCTGGGGTCGTTCCTGGTGGCTGTGGCCATGCACTACGGGCTGTGGAAGCCAACCGGCGTTGCAGACAAGCTGCAGGGTGTCGGTGACTCCGAACCCATCGACCGACCGGACTCGGTGCCAGCATTCGAAGCCCATATCACCAACGGCGTGAGCACGGAAGATCCCACGGTCGGGTACGCGCCCGGCCAGTACCCGGGACCTGATCCTGATAAGCGCGGCAAACACGTAGCCGAGTAACTCAGGAGCCGGCCCACCCTCTCCGCTGAGGAGCGGGTGGGCCGATCTTCGGCGTCCAAGGCGTCTGGAAGCTACGCCATGTGCACCTGCTGGCTGATCGATCGACTACGATTCGATGCATGATGGATCGAGCAGGAAACATATATGCAACTTTCGGTGGTCTGCTCGTAGGCCTGGCAGGGGGCGCTGTTCTTTCGGTGCTGCTAATGACTGCTAGTTGGGCAAACTCCATCTACTTTGCCGGCCTGCTCATCTTCCTTGTTCTCGTAGGGATTTTTATGATCCTAGCTAGCATTCTTGGGTGGAAGTTGCCTGGCCGGAAGGGGGACGTTCAAAGGCTAGTAGAAGAGGTCGACACATTCGTCGAAGGTCTCTATGACTGGTTGAAACTGCGGAAAGACAATGAGCCCTGCACGATTTCAGCATGCCGTTTGAAGCCTCTAGGCGCCTGATGGAGCAAAATTCGAATACGATGCGTTCGGAATGGAGCTCCAGATTTTCCGTGAAAGCTCTCTACTACTATGACGAGCTAATGAAGCATCTACGGGGCAAGCAGACAAACATTCCCGACAGATTCTTGTTTGAAAATCCAACTAATCCTTTGGGCATGGAGGAAGTGGCAAGAACCTTGGGGATCCTTAGCCGCCGCCTCCGTTCCGAACGGAACTTGCACAAATAACTAGATGCGCGCATGATTCGACCGCCCCATCCTCTCCACTACGGAGAGGATGGGGCGGCTTTTCTGCGTCTAGAATCGTTCTCGTGCCAGAAACCCAAGACCCTCGCTTCGAGGGCATGCGCCGCTACGAACCCAACCGCCGCCCCTACGTCGAAGTCAGGGAAGGTGACCACCGTTTCCACGCCCAGGTGATCGGCTGGAACCAGGGTGACGTGTTCATCGAGTACCCGACCCGGATCCTCAACAGGGTCACCACGGGTCAGCGGGAAGTGAAGTGGGTGCCCACCGCGGCCGCAATCCGCATCCGGCGCGCTGACAGCATCTGGCGAGTACCGAGGACGATCACGCCTGGCACGCCGAGCAGGACAAGCGGATCGCGTACCGGGCAGACCCGTGGACCGTCTACACCCAAGAGCTGCCCGAATAAGACTAGACCCCGAATCTCAATACGAGCTTCGGGGTCTAGCCTGCGTGGCTGACTACTTCACGACATGATGCTGGTTCGTCTGGCAATCAATGACCTCGATGACCTGGCCGCGGTCGTCGAAGATGAACACGCAGCGCGGGCACAACCGCTCATCCCGCCCCAGCACGCTCTCAGCATCACGGCCGGCAGATCCAGCCACAGCCCCAGCCACCTCAGCCTGCCGCGCTCGCCGTGCGATCATGTCCTCAGTGCGGGTATCGAGCCATTCGGTCAACTTGTTTGGCCCCCGGCGCAGTTGCTCACGCATCGTTATTCACCTTCGGTGGTCGGTTCCGCGTCTGGGTCGTAGGCTTCCCATTCTTGCCCTGCCTCTTGAGCAGCCTTCCATTCCCGGTACTCGGAGACGAGCGGGTTGTATGCCGGCACTTCATCAAAGATCCCATGCGGCATGACGGCGATGCGCTCAATCTCGATTGGGAAGACATCTTCAGCGGTCGGGACAGCCAGGATCATCGTGCCCTTTTCTGATGGGTCGATAGCTGACTTCAGGGAGTTGTTTAGCTCCACACCGTCGTTGTAGAGCTTGGTGGATTCCTTGTCCGATAGCTCGGTGCCGTCCATGAGGGTGTTGGTATCGGTTTCATAGTCGGTTTCTGGCTGCCAGTCGCTGATCGGGTCGTCCAGGCTGGTGAACTCGTACTTCAGGCCGTCTGGGTCATAGACGTTGACGGCGTACATGTTCGCGACCTCGGAGCCTTGCGGTTGTCCACTTCAGCGACAAGGTATTCCACGTCGTAACCGTGGGTGGCCTTTCGGTAGTCCTCGATCTCCTTGATCCGGGGATCGTCCTTGCCTACGAACTCGATGGTCCCCTCAGTGCCGGCACTGCTGATGAACGCGAAGTCCTTCTCCGTGGTGAGTTTCAGGTCCTCTGGGGACAGGGTGGTGAAGTCTACGCCGTCGCTGCTGATGTTTCCCTTGCCTGGCACCTTCTCCGCCTCCTGGGACTGCGAGGCAGACGGCGCCGCGGGTGCCTCAGACGCGCCCTG